TCTTTGAGTTGGGAGAAAAAAGCACATAAACATTCATAAAAAACAAATAAAATGGGAAAAGGTAAAAAAATGGCTGGTGGTTCATTCATGAGTAAACATGCTAAAAATCTATTGAACTATATGCCTATTGATGACAGAGCTGGTTCAGGTTCAGATTCAGATTTAAATTATAATGGTAGTCCGTTACATGATAAAGGGCATGGGGGCGCAGAAGGTCATACACACTCTACTATGTCAAATGTAAAAAATTATATTCAAAATAGTTCATTTAATAATTTTAGAATAAAAGGTGGAGGAGACTTACAAAGTCAAAGACGCCCTGCAAACACAAAACCTTTTGGAGAAAGTCGACAACAAAAATTCAACAGAGAAGAAACGCGAAAAAAGAATTTAGCTCGTAAAGCTGAAATAAATGCTTTAAAAAAAGGATAAAAATAAATGAGTAAAAAAAAAGCCTTTAAAGATACAGGTGTAGGTAAATTTCTTATTGAAAAAGCACCTAATATCTTAGGTATTGTTGGAGATGCAATATTACCAGGTAACGTTATTTCAGAATTAATAACAGGTAATAAAGATTTATCTACTGAAGATAAAGAAGTTGCTTTACAAAAACTAACAATAGAAAGGGCTGAAATTGATGGAACAACAAGGCGGTGGGTCGCGGATGCTCGTTCAGGGGCGTGGCTTGCTGCTAATGTTCGTCCATTAACTTTAATATTTTTAACAATTAGTTACGTAGTAGGATGGTATTTACACTATCCACTTGACTCTATAACTGGACTTCTTTCTATAGTAATAGGAGGTTATTTTGGTTCTCGTGGAGTTGAAAAAGTATTCGGAAACAATAAACATAAATAAATAAAAATGGGATTTTATCAAAAAAATTTAAGCGATGGGTCTACTCATGCTGTAGCAATTGAAACGGTTGCTACATTAAGGGCTCCTGGAGCTTCAGCAGATGGTATACCTGTAGGGCAATTTACAGATACTACTGCAAATATAGCTGCAACCGCTCAAGTTGTTACGGCATATGCTTCTGGAGGTACTTTTTTAGGTTCAGCTGCTAATGTTCAAAATAAACAATGGGGTGCATATTATACTATTGAAGCAGATGGTACAGGAGCTATAACAAAAGTAAGAGTTGTACAAACACGACCTGATGGATTAAATCAAGGAGCTGCACCAGGTGCACCTGCTAATCCAGGAGCTGGTCCAAATATGGCGGTTGCTACACAAACAATTATTTTTAGCGCATCAGATTTAAATACAGCTTTTGGCCAAACTAATATAACAGGTACATTAGAAATAGCTTTAGCTGGTACTGATCTTCAAGCACCAACAACCGGTGCTGATGCTGGTACAAACGCAATATATGAAGCAGACCCGGGTTATAGTGGTTTTGGATTATATGTAGGCGGTACAGGTGATATTAAATTAGAATTTGCTGCTGCTCCACCAAATCAAACAGTAACAATACAAAGTATTCCAGCAGGAACTACTTTAAATATGCTAGTAAGAAAAGTATACACAAATGATGGTACTACAACTGCATCAGAAATGGTTGCATTATATTAATAATTAAATTAAATTAAATTAACTCTAATGAAAAAAGAAGAAAAAGAATTAAAAGTTACAGAAGAACAACTATCAAAAATTAAACAATCACAAGAAGATATTGCTACATTATTAAGAGATGTAGGGTTTTTAGAAACACAAAAACACGCTATATTACATAAATATGCAGGTGTAGTACAGGATTCAGAAAACTACAAAGCAGAATTAGAAAAAGAATATGGTGCAATAAATGTTAATCTTGAAGATGGTAGTTATACTATAATAAAGACTGAAGATAAAGATAAAGATAGTGAGTAACATTATAAGAAAAATCAGTGTTGGACCTGATTATAAAAATGATGCTATGCACTATGCCGTAGGGCAACAAGTGTATGGTGGTCATACTATTTCTCATATTTTAAATAATGAAGAAGAACAATCTTATAATATTTTTATTAAAAAAGATAATGAAGTTTTGCCTTGGAAAAAATTTAATTCTAATATGGCTATTTCAGTAGAATATGATTTAGAATATTAATGAATAGTATTTATCAATTTATTATAAAACCTATTGGTGAAAGATATAAAAATAAAATAAACATAGAAGGAAAAGAACTTTTAGTAAATACTAGTATATCTAATCATAAATTTATAAATAGAGAAGCTGAAGTAATAAGTATTCCACTTAATTATAAAGGTAATATAATAAAAGGAGATAAAGTTATAGTTCATCATAATTTATTTAGAAGATATTATAATGTAAAAGGTAAATCAGTAAATAGTAGTAAGTATTTTAAAGATGAATTATATTTTGCTATACCTTCTCAAATATATTTATATAATAAAAATAATGAATGGTGCACACATGAAAATTTTTGTTTTGTTAAACCAATTATAAAAAATAGTAAGTTTAAGAAAGAAAAATTACAAAAGCATAAAGGAATACTAAAATTTGGTAATAATACCTTAGAGGCACTTCAAATTACTCCTGGGGATGTAGTAGGGTTTAAACCCAATAGAGAGTTTGAGTTTATTATAAATAATGAACTTTTATATTGTATGGAATCTAATGATATTGTAATTAAATATGAACACGAAACAAACCAAGAAGAGTATAATCCAAGCTGGGCAAAAAGCTGTTGAAGAATTAATTAAAGTAGCTAAAGAAAAAATAGTTGATTCAGAAGATGATGTTTCAGCTGATAGATTAAAAAATGCTGCAGCTACAAAAAAATTAGCTATTTTTGATGCTTTTGAGATTTTAACACGTATAGAAGAGGAAGAAAATATGTTAAAAGAAATAAAAGATGAAAACCGCGGAAATAATTTTAAAGGTTTTGCAGAAGGTAGATCAAAATGATATATAATCAAACTTTATTTAAAGTATTACCTAACTATATTAGGTCAAGTATAATAAAAAGAAACAATAGATATAAAAAGTGGAAATATGGGTACGATCAAGAACATGATATCGTGGTTATTAGTAAAACTGGGAAAATTGGTGAAATATATCAAATACAAAATCTCACAATTGCTTTACCATTAGAAGAAAATACATACAAAAGATCTAAAAAGAAAGATGAACAATATTGGGAAGTATTTGAATATCCTAAAATATTATCAAAACTAAAAACAGTTTTTGATTGGAATAATACTTCTCTAGATTTTAAAAACAAATGGTATGATTATATTGATGAAGAATTTAAAAGACGTGAAGAAGGTTTTTGGTTTTATAACCAAGGCAGTAGCACTTATCTTACTGGTTCTCATTATATGTACTTGCAGTGGACCAAGATTGATGTTGGGAAACCAGACTTTCGAGAGTCCAATAGACTTTTCTTTATTTTTTGGGAAGCGTGTAAAGCCGATAACCGGTGTTACGGAATGTGCTACCTTAAGAACCGTAGATCTGGATTTTCTTTCATGGCATCCTCAGAATTGGTACACCAAGCCACTATATCCTCGGATTCACGATATGGAATATTATCTAAAACTGGAGCTGATGCGAAGAAAATGTTTACTGACAAAGTGGTACCAATATCAGTTAACTATCCCTTCTTTTTCAAACCAATCCAGGACGGTATGGATCGCCCCAAGACGGAACTCGCGTATAGAGTCCCTGCCTCGAAACTTACCAGAAAAAAGTTGGACCAGAATAGTCAAATCGAAGACATCCAGGGGTTGGATACAACCATCGATTGGAAGAACACGGGGGACAACTCCTACGATGGGGAGAAGTTACAAGTCCTTGCCCACGACGAATCAGGGAAATGGGAGAGGCCGGATAATATCCTCAACAACTGGAGAGTCACGAAAACGACGTTAAGATTAGGAAGTAGAATAGTAGGAAAATGTATGATGGGTTCTACTTCAAACGCTTTAGATAAAGGAGGAGATAATTTTAAAAAATTATATGAAGCTTCAGACGTTACAAAACGAAACCGCAACGGACAGACTAATTCAGGACTTTATAATTTGTTCATTCCTATGGAATGGAACTACGAAGGATACATTGATTCTTATGGCGTACCTGTCTTCGAAACTCCAAAAAAAGCGGTTAAAAGTATTGATGGATCCCAAATTAACATCGGAGTTATCTCACATTGGGAAAATGAAGTAGAAGGTTTAAAAACTGATCAAGATAGTTTAAATGAATTTTATAGACAATTTCCCAGAACTGAAAAACATGCCTTTAGAGATGAGGCTAAACAGTCTCTTTTTAATCTTACTAAAATATACGAGCAGATAGATTATAATGAAGATTTAAAACACTCTAATGTTTTAACACGTGGAGGTTTTCAATGGGAAAATGCAATAAAAGATACTAGAGTTGTTTTTGTACCTCATAAAACTGGGAGATTTTTAGTTAGTTGGGTTCCTCCTGCCCGTTTACAAAATAGATATATAATAAAAAATGGAATACGGTTTCCTGGTAATCCGGACTGTGGGGCTTTTGGTTGTGATCCATACGATATTTCAGGAACAGTAGATGGAAGAGGTTCAAAAGGATCTTTGCATGGTTTAAGTAAATTTACTATGGAAGACATTCCTCCTAATATGTTTTTTTTAGAATACATTGCACGACCTCAAACTGCAGAAATATTTTTTGAAGATGTGTTAATGGCTTTAGTTTTTTATGGAATGCCATTACTTGCAGAAAATAATAAACCAAGATTATTATATTATTTAAAACGTAGAGGATATCGGGGATATTCTATGAATAGACCAGATAGAATTTATAATAAATTATCTGTTGCGGAAAGAGAAATAGGTGGTATACCTAATTCAAGTGAAGATATAAAACAAGCTCACGCCGCTGCTATAGAAGATTATATAGAAAATTATATAGGATATACAGAAGATAGATATGGTGATATGTATTTTCAGAAAACTTTAGAAGATTGGGCAAGTTTTAATATTAATAACAGAACTAAGCATGATGCGGCAATAAGTTCAGGTTTAGCAATTATGGCTTGTAATAAAAACAGATATACACCAGTAGTGAATAGAACAATAACACAAGTTCCTTTAGGTTTTAAAAAATACGATAATAAAGGGGTAAATTCAAAAATTCTAAAATAGATGGTTAAGATTAACTACAATAGTGCTTTCCCAGATCAGGTGGTACCTGAAGAAGAGAAAAAATCTAAAGAATATGGTTTACAAGTAGCACAAGCCATTGAAGGAGAGTGGTTTAAAAATTCAAGTGGCAGAAATAGATTTATTAATAATTTTCAAAATTTTAATAGATTAAGATTATATGCTCGTGGAGAACAACCTGTTCAAAAATACAAAGATGAATTAGCTATAAATGGTGATTTATCATATTTAAATTTAGATTGGAAACCCGTACCTATTCTTTCTAAATTTGTAGATATAGTAGTTAATGGTATGACTGATAAAGGTTATAAAGTTAACTCCTTTGCAACAGACCCTTTTGCAATGAAACAAAGAACACATTACGCATCAACTGCATTAAGAGATATTCAAAGTAAAGCTGAAATAGATGCCTTAGCTCAAGCCACTGGTCGTAATTTTTATTCTTCTCCAAATCCACAGTCATTACCAGACAACCCAGAGGAATTAGATCTTTATATGCAATTAGATTATAAACAGAGTGTAGAAATTGCAGAAGAAGAGGTTATAAATAATGTATTAGATTTTAATAAATACGAAGAAACAAAAAAAAGAATAGCCTACGATTTAACTGTTTTAGGTATTGGATGTGTAAAAACTAATTTTAATTTAGCAGAAGGAATTACAGTAGATTATGTAGATCCAGCTAATATAGTTTATTCATATACAGATGATCCAAACTTTGAAGATATTTATTATGTAGGGGAAGTAAAAAATATGTCATTATCCGAAGTTAAAAGACAGTTTCCTTACTTAACAGATAGTGATTTAGAAGAAATACAAAAATATCCAGGAAGAAATTCATATGTAAATAACACTTGGTGGGGACAAGAAGCACAAGATCAAGTTCAAGTTTTGTTTTTTGAATATAAAACATATCAAAATCAAGTATTTAAAATAAAAGAAACTGATCAAGGATTACAAAAAACTTTAGAAAAACCCGATACTTTCAATCCTCCTGAAAATGATAATTTTGAAAGAGTAAGTAGAGCAATAGAAGTATTATATAGTGGGGCTAAAGTTTTAGGATTGGGAGGAAATTTATTGCAATGGGAATTAAGTGCTAATATGACTAGGCCGTTTAGCGATACTACAAAAGTTAATATGAATTATGCAATAAGTTCTCCTAGAATGTATCAAGGAAGAATTGAATCTATTGTAAGTAAGTGTGTTGGATTTGCTGATATGATACAATTAACACATTTAAAATTACAACAAGTACTTGCTAGATTAGTACCAGATGGAGTTTATTTAGATGTAGATGGTTTAGCAGAAGTAGATCTTGGAAATGGAACTAATTATAATCCAGCTGAAGCATTAAACATGTATTTTCAAACTGGTAGTATAGTAGGAAGATCTTTAACACAAGATGGGGAATTAAACAGAGGTAAAGTACCTGTACAAGAGCTACAAAGTTCATCTGGAATTTCTAAGATACAATCGATGATCCAAACATATCAATATTATCTACAAATGATTAGAGATGTTACGGGACTAAACGAAGCTAGAGATGGTAGCACTCCGGCAAAAGACTCTTTGGTAGGTCTTCAAAAACTTGCTGCCGCTAATTCAAATACAGCAACAAAACACGTTCTTCAGTCTCTTATGTATCTAACTGTTCGTGCGTGTGAGAATATAGCATTAAGAGTATCTGATATGTTGCAGTTTCCTTTAACAAAGAATAGTTTATTAAACAGCATTAACACATTTAATGTTAACACTTTAAAGGAACTAGAACATTTGCACTTGCATGATTTTGGTATATTTTTAGAATTAGAACCAGAAGAAGAAGAAAAAGCTGAATTAGAAAAAACAATTCAAATAGCTTTACAAGCAGGTAATATAGGATTAGAAGATGCAATAGATATAAGAGAAATTCAAAACATCAAACTTGCTAATCAACTTTTAAAAAATAGACAAAAGAAAAAACAAGAAGCAGAAAGAGCTGCTCAACTAGAGAATATTGAAGCACAAGCCGCTGCAAATGCAGAGGCCGCTGAAAAGGCAGCTTTATCTGACGTACAAAAACAACAAGCAATTGCACAAACTGAAGTACAAATAGAACAAGCAAAGTCGCAATTTGAAATTGAAAGGATGGAGCAAGAGGCAATTATAAAGAAACAATTAATGGCAGAAGAATTTAATTATGATATGCAATTAGCTCAAATTCAGGCTCAATCACAACAACAAAAAGAAGCTGCTATAGAAGATCGTAAAGATAAACGAATAAAAATACAAGGTACACAACAAAGTGAACTTATAGATCAACGTCAAAATGATTTATTACCTAAAGATTTTGAATCTACTGGTAGTGATAGTTTAGTGGGTTTTGGATTATAAAACAAAATTCCTAGCTAATATTTATTATTAATTTTATATTATTTTATTATGTCAAAAAAAGAAGAAGAAACAATAAAAGAAAAAGTATTGGAAACAGTACAAAAATCTAAAACCGCTGCAGAAACTAATAGCAATGAACCAGCTAAGGAAGAAGGTAGTTTTAAAATAAAAAAGGTTACTAAACCAAAACAACTAGGGGATAATAAAGTTCCTAATCTTATAAAGGTAGATTTATCAAAACCTGCCTCACAAACTAAAAACAAAGAAAAAGATGCCGTTCCTACACAAGAGACAAATGTGGGCGATGCTACTCTCGAAGAGCAAAAAGACAGTGGCGACAGCGAAAAAGTGGTTAGCGAAGTACGGTCCACCGACGAAGAAGTAAAAGAAGAATCAGATTCACCAATAGAAGAAATTAAAAATGAAGACGATAATACTGACACGCCAGGAGTGGCAGGAAGCGATGAAACTACCACTACCACACAAAAACAAGAAGAAATATTACAGGAAGACAAAACACAAGAGCTTCCGGAAAATGTAGAAAATTTAGTAAAATTCATGAAAGAGACGGGAGGAACCGTTGAAGATTATGCTCGTTTAAACGCTGATTATAGCGGAATTAGTAATGATGCATTATTACATGAATATTATAAACAAGCTAAACCTCATTTGAATGCTGAAGAAAGAAACTTTATTATTGAAGATTCATTTCAGTATGATGAAGAGGTGGACGAGGAGCGAGATATAAAAAAGAAAAAACTCGCTTACAAAGAAGAGATAGCTAAAGCCAAAAACTTTTTAGATGATCTTAAAGACAAGTATTATGCCGAAATCAAGTTGAGACCCGGTGTTACTCAAGAACAACAAAAAGCAATGGACTTTTTCAATCGCTATAACGAAAATCAAGAAGTAAATAAAGCTAAGCACGAAAGATTTATATCTGCTACAAAATCTATTCTTAACGAAGATTTCAAAGGTTTTGATTTTAAATTAGGAGACAAAAAATTCAGATATGGAGTAAAAGATCCTTCAAGCTTAGGTGAAAGTCAAAGTGATATATCTAACTTTATTAAGACGTTCTTAAATAAAGAAGGTGAGGTAGAAAATCCTAAAACTTATCATAAAGCTTTATATGCTGCACGAAATGTAGATACTATAGCTAATCATTTTTACGAGCAAGGTAAAACCGACGCAATTAAAGAACAGATAGCAAAATCTAAAAATATTAGTACTGAACCCAGAAAAACAGGTTCAGGAGAAGTATTTGTAGGTGGATTAAAGGTAAAAGCAATTAGTGGCCTTGATTCTTCAAAACTGAGAATAAAAAAGAAAACGTTTAATTAAAAATTAATAAATAAATTATGGGAATTTTAACTCCACAATTTGGTTCAATAGTTCCTGCTCCTAATCAGCAGCTATTAGCCAGTAACTACCTATCTTTTACAGATGGTACAAGTGATTTTGCTCAGCAATATCTACCTGAAATATATGAACAAGAAGTAGAGAGATATGGAAATAGAACTCTATCTGGTTTCTTACGTATGGTAGGTGCTGAAATGCCTTTAACTTCAGATCAAGTTGTTTGGTCAGAACAAAATAGATTACATATTTCTTATGACGGCGTAGCTAATGGTTGCCCTGGTAATTGTGATACTCTTACAATACCTGCTCCAACAGCTCCAGGCGTTACTAGAAATGTAATTTCACCGGGTCAAACTATTGTTGCAATGGATGATGTTGGTAATGAATTAAAATGTGTTGTCTTAACTTCACAAACAGCTACAGGTGTACTTACTGTTGCTCCTTATACAGCTCAAACATTAGCTACTTTAGGTGCGACTGTAAAAATATTTGTATTTGGTTCAGAATTTCAAAAAGGCGCTGCAACAAGTAATGCAGTTGCTGGTTTACAAACAGGGAATTTAGCTAACCAACCACAAATTACTATTACTCCAGCTTTTCAACAATATAACAACTCACCAGTTATTATCAGAAATGTTTATACAATAAACGGATCAGATATGGCTCAAATAGGTTGGGTTGAAGTTGCTACAGAAGATGGAACTACTGGTTATCTATGGTACTTAAAAGCAGAATCTGAAACTAGATTACGATTTGAAGATTATCTTGAAATGGTATGTGTTGAAGGAGAACTTGCTGCAAATATTGGAGCTGGTGATGCATTCGCTGCTGGTTACAAAGGTACTGAAGGTCTTTTTGCTGCTATCTCTTCAAGAGGTAATGTAGAAGTTGGATTTGCTGGCGCTGCTGGTATTGATGATTTTGACGAAATACTTAAAAACCTAGATACTCAAGGTGCTATTGAAGAAAATATGTTGTTCTTACAAAGATCAACTGCATTAGAATTTGATAACATGCTTGCTAATGTATCTTATGGTGCAAACGGTGGTACTGCTTATGGGTTATTTGAAAACTCAGAAGAAATGGCTTTAAATCTTGGATTTAGCGGTTTCAGAAGAGGATCTTATGACTTTTATAAAACTGATTGGAAATACTTAAATGATGCTTCTACAAGAGGTGCTATTTCAGGTACACAATCAATTGAAGGTGTTTTAATACCAGCAGGTACTTCAACAGTTTACGATCAAATTTTAGGTACTAACATCAGACGACCATTCTTACACGTTAGATATAGAGCTTCTCAAACAGAAGACAGACGTATGAAGTCTTGGTTAACTGGATCAGCTGGAGGTGCTTACACTTCTAATCTTGATGCAATGGAAGTCAACTTCCTTTCAGAAAGATGTCTTGTAACTCAAGCTGCTAATAACTTTGTGTTATTTAAAGGTATTTAATCCTGTGAAACCAAAAGGGATTTAATATCAGTAAAGACGGGGCATCTTTATGGTGCTCCGACTCTTTACTTTAACTATTTAATTATATTATATCATGGCAAAAAAAATAAAAAATGAAGAGGTTGTTTTAGAAGAATCTATACAAGTTGAACAACCAAAAAAACCAACAAATACTCCTAATAATACTTGGGAAGCAAAAGATAGAACTTATATATTAGCTGGAAATAAAACTCCATTAACTTATAAAATTCCATCAAGACATACTACTAGACACGCTCTTTTGTGGTATGATCCAAAATCACGAGAGCAAAGAGAAATTAGATATGCTACTAATCAAAACTCTCCTTTCAAAGATGAACAAAAAGGCGAAGCAACTCTAGGACATATAGTGTTTAGAGATGGAGCGTTGCTTGTAAAAAAAGAAGAAGAAGTATTACAAAAAATATTATCTTTATATCATCCTTTAAAAGGTAAAAGATATAGAGAAGTAGATGAAGTTGTACAAGCTCAAGATGAGTTACAAGATTTAGAACTTGAAATAGATGCTTTAAATGCTGCTAGAATTATAGAAATAGATCAAGGTGAAGCAATTTTAAGGGTTGAATCCGGTTCTAAAGTATCGGAGATGAGTTCTAAAGAGATTAAAAGAGATTTATTAGTATTTGCTAAGAAAAACCCTAAACTCTTTTTAGATTTAGCTAATGATGAAAATGTACAACTACGGAACTTTGCTATTAAAGCTGTAGAGGCTGGAATAATAAAACTTAGTTCTGACCAAAAAACATTTTTATGGGCATCTAATAAAAAGAAACTAATGACAGTTCCTTTTGATGAACATCCATATTCTGCTATGGCTCAATTTTTTAAAACCGATGAGGGATTAGAAATATTTAAATCAATAGAGAAAAAACTTTCTTAATATAAATTAATAAGGGAGGCTCTACGCCTCCTTTATTATAATAACACAATACAAATGGCTATAAACGTAAATACGGTATATCAAACTGTTTTACTTATCTTAAACAAAGAGCAAAGAGGATATATTACTCCAACTGAATTTAACAGTTTAGGAACACAAGTACAACGAGAAGTTTTTGAAAAATATTTTGATGATATAAACCAACAACTTCGTATTCCTCAAACTAACACAGACTACGCAGACAGGGTTGAAAATTTAGACGAAAAAATAGCTATTTTTAAAACATTTGGTAACGCTAGTTATGTTACTTTTAATAACCTTTCTTACTGGGTACTTCCTAATGCAACCGCTTATGGCGATGGGGCAACGTTTTATCGTTTAGGTACAGTACTTTATAATAATGAAACTGAGGTCCAACGTCTTGACCGTAAAGATTTTTATCAAATAGATAAATCATTATTAACAAAACCCTCAACTACTTTTCCTGTATATTTATATGAGAATGAAAAACTGTTTATTAAACCTACCACTATTACTACAGCGGGAGATATACAGATAGATTATTTACGTACACCGGTTAACCCAGTGTGGGGATTTACTACAGGTAGTTTAGGTCAATATATATATGAAACCTCAAGTTCTACTGATTTTGAACTTCATATTTCTGAACAAACAAATGTAATTTTACAAGTATTAAAATATGCTGGGGTAATAATAAAAGATCCTGAAATTATACAAGTAGCTGCTCAAGAAGTTGCTATGAATGAACAAAACGAAAAAATATAATAAATCATGCCACAACCCGACGGAGGACTATTAACCGAAACAAATTCGCAATATTACGCAGGATCTCAAGTGTTTATCGCAACGGCTGATCAAACTACCTTTACAGCTACATTTAATACAGATATAAGTTTTGGTAGTTATGATCCTACAGAATCTGAATATAATAATAATAACTTTAGATTATATACTAGTGCTACAGGTGCTCCTGCTTCTTTTACAGAATATATAACTAGCTATACGGTTGTAAATAATGTATTTACTTTACCAGCACAGGCAGATGGTACATATGTAGTAATTCAGCTTTTAAATCAGTATGGAGGAGAATATGGTAATCGCGATGCTTTTGGTAAAGTAGTAGAAAAAAATTACAATAGTTATTCTTATATAAAAGTACAAGATTTGGTTAATAATTTTCTTGTAGCTTATGTAGGAGCAGGTAAGTTAATTCCTAGTGTAAAACGTACAGATGTAATTTTTCACACTAAACGAGCATTACAAGAGTTTAGTTATGATACTCTTAAAAGTATAAAGTCACAAGAGTTAAATATCCCTCCTAGTTTAAGTGTTCCTATTCCACAAGATTATGTAAATTATGTTAACGTGTCTTGGGTAGATGAATCTGGGCAAACACATATTATATTCCCTAATCGGTTAACAACTAATCCATATACTAAACCCGTACAAGACGCTCAAGGAATTCCAACTCAAGATAATCAAGGAAGTGATATTACAGGCACATCCTTAACAGAAGAAAGATATAGAGATCAAAATAATGCTATTTTAAAAGAACTAAGAGACGAAACAACAGGAAGATTAATTTCAGATGGGTTATATGGTTTTTGGGGAAATTACTTATGGGGTTATGGTCAGAGATATGGAATGCAACCAGAGTTTGCTCAAATGAATGGATGGTTTACTATAAATGAAAGAGATGGTAAGTTTTCTTTTTCAAGCGATCTTAAAGATAAGTTAATAGTATTAGAATATATTTCAGATGGATTATCTTATGATCAAGATATGAAGGTACCTAAACTAGCTGAAGACGCTGTATATTCTTATATTAGTCACGCTATATTAGCTAGTAGAATAAATCAACCTGAGTATGTAGTTCAACGTTTACGTAGAGAAAAAAGTGCAAAATTAAGAAACGCAAAAATAAGATTATCAAATATAAAGTCTGATGAATTTATTCAGGTGATGAGAGGTAAATCTAAATGGATTAAATTTTAAATAAATGGCGGAAGTTAAAAATGCTTTTATTAAGTCTAAAATGAATAAAGACCTGGATGCCAGGTTGTTACCCAATGGGGAATATCGTGAAGGAGTTAATATACAAGTAAGTAAGTCAGAAGGTGCCGACGTTGGAGCGTTAGAAAATGTATTAGGAAACAACAAACTGGTTGATTTTACAGCGTTAACTGGTGTCAATGATTTATATACTGTTGGTCTTTATACTGATGAGGTAAACAATAATATTTATGTATTTTTAACTGATTATGACGACACTAAGTTAACTGACTCTAGTGGTAACAATATATATAACAGTCAACTTTTAAATTATTCTCCTACAGCTAACAACTTTGTATATGTATATAACATTGCAACACAAGAACCGATCCAACTACTACAAGGATCGTTTTTAAACTTTTCCATTAATTTTCCTATCCATTCTATTAATTTAGTAGAAAATATATTATTTTGGACAGACAATCGTAATCAACCTAGAAGAATAGAAGTTGACAAAGCTGTTGAAGTTTCCAATTATTACACTACAGAAGATCAAATTTCAGTAGCGTCGTATTCTCCGTTTCAACCTATTGAATTATATTATAAATTTGAAGGATTTTATAAAAATGCTGATGGAACCGTTATTCCAGTTAATGCAAATGGAGGAAAAGGTATAACAAGCGGTATAACAACAGCTGGAGCAACTACTATTTTATTAACATCAAATGGGTTTGCAGGAATAGATATTAGTGGGGCAGGTAATAAAAATTTAGTTGGATCTACCATTATAGCTGCGGATGCTAGTACAGGATTACCTATAGATCCATCACCAATCCCTGTTAATACAGTATTATTAAGTTATACTCCTACTACTATTGAACTAGGAGATGCTTCTGGGGCTACAGTTGCAACAACAATTGATATTCCTGATGGTTCTATAATATATTTTAATTATAATAGTTTAATAGGTAACGATGAATATGTTACAAGCATGCTAGACGTTAGTAGCAAAATGAATCCTGGGGGTACATATGATGTAGCTAAACCCGGAATGACTACTAATACTAATTTTAATCCAAATTATAGTGGAGATCCTGATTTTTTAGAAGATAAATTTGTACGTTTTAGTTATAGGTTTAAATATGAAGATGGTACGAATTCTATTATGGCCCCTTTCACGCAAGCCGCATTTATTCCACAGCAAGATGGATATTTTATGGGTCAAGGAACATTAACAGGAATATCCTTAGATGAAGAAGCAACGTACCGTAGTACAGTTGTTGGGTTTATGGAAAATAAAGTTAATAATATTTTATTACAAATTCCATTACCTTTAGATAGTGCTAATAATGGGATAAATGCAAGTAGTTTGTTTAGTAAACTTAAAGTAGATGAGATTGAAATTTTATATAAAGAATCTGATAGTTTAGCAGTTCAAGTAGTAGATTCTATACCGAGAACTGGAAACACTGGTTATGAAAGATTTGGAAGTGATACGGTAATAGAATATAATTACCAAGGTACTAAACCATATAAAACTTTACCAGAAAATGAAATAGTTAGAGTATATGACAAAGTACCAGTAAGAGCTCATGGTCAAGAAATTATAAGTAATCGAGTGGTATATAGTAACTTTCAAAATAAACATACTCCCCCTGAGTCTTTAGATTATAATGTAACAATATCAGATAAATATACAAACTTTGTAGTAGATGAACCTGGAAATCCTATATTACCACCATTGGAAAAAACAGTTTCTCGAGAATACCCAATGCACACGGTAAAGCAGAATAGAAACTATCAAGTAGGAATTGTATTGTCTGATAGATTTGGTAGAAGTTCTACTACCCTTTTATCTTCTTCTAAAACACAGAGTACTAATGCCGACGATTTAATATTAGATGGTGATACTATATATTTTCCATATAACGATGTTACTCAAGATAGTAGTAATAGCATACATTCATGGCCTGGTGACTCAATTAAAATATTATTTAATAGTCCGGTACCAGAAAACATAGCGGCTAACGTTAGTACAGGTTGGCCAGGACTATACAATGGAAATCCTGCATTAAGTAGCTACAACCCTTTGGGTTGGTATTCTTATAAAGTTGTTGTAAAACAAACAGAACAAGAATATTATAATGTATATTTACCTGGTTTAATGAATTTTTATCCTAATATTCCAGTTACCCCACCAGACCCAACCGGAACTACTTCTTTTATTACTTTGTTAAATGATAACATTAATAAAGTGCCTAGAGATTTAAGTGAAGTTGGTCCAGAACAAAAACAATTTAGAAGTTCAGTGGTATTATATGGTAGAGTAGCACCAGAAAATGATGCGGTCACTCCTAATCCTACTTTTAATTATCAATTTAACCCCACTCCGTCCGCTGTAAATATTGCTATTCCAGATACAGTATCTACTATTTCAACACAAAATGATATGTTTAATAATCCTGCTGCTGATCCAGGAGGTGCCAGTCAAACAGTTGAGTATAGTTCTATTTATCAAACTTTATCTAATCCTTTATTAGCTAGAGTAAGTATTGGAGGAAATACTATTGGATCTTATATTCCTGCCGCTGTAACCACAGCTTATAATACGTGGTTAAGTGTTTATGAAACTGCTCCGGTAGAATCTCGATTAGATATTTATTGGGAAACTACTTCTAGTGGGACTATTTCACAATTAAATGAAGCTATAAAAGAAGGAACTTCTAATATCAAAGGCTTTACAACAGAAGATTCACCAACAGCGCCAGAAACATGGACATTTAACCTTTACGAAGATATAACTCCTGGAGCATCACCCACTGCTTCTTATAACACCGGCACATATACAGAAGTTAGATTCTTTCCTTATGTTGAAGATAGCAGTGGAACTATTTCAGCCGTTAAAAGAAGCAATATTGAAACAAGTGGATTTAGTGTAAGAAATGGAAATAATACAGTTGTAACAGATAAATTTATTTTAAATAAATATCCGGCCCCTAGTACTTCTAGTGATCCAGATAAATATTCTATTACAATAGCAGCTAATACCTTCTTTTATTTTAACGAAAAATCTGATGTAGAAGGTTCTTATACTTTTACTTTTGAAGTAGAAAATTTAGATGGAACTCCTGGAGCTGTAGGCTCACAATATGGGCAAAAAACTAAAGTTGCTTTAACTGAAAAATTAAGTAATATAAAACCATCTATAGATAATTGTGAAACAAATATAGTAGTATTACCCGGGGCAACTTCTGTTTATACATTTACTGGGGTAAACGGTAGTGCTGATACTAGTAGAAACACCGATGATTTAACCTGGTCAATGACTCAAAGTCCAGCTGCTGATGGTGGTACTATTCCTCAATTATCAATAAACGCTCAAACAGGGGAAGTAACTGTTGATGAAGACGCGTTGATTGATCAGTCAATAACTATGACGGTTGTTTTAAGAGATGCTGGCAATGACTCAAACACTTATAATGCTCCTAATAGTTATGCACAGTGTATAACTGCTATAAATGGAAAATTAGGTTATGAAACTTTTGATTTAAATGAAGATTTTTACAGTGTTAAAAATATGTGTATTAACCAAGGGCCGGAAAGTTCTGGATTTTATTGGGCAACAGTTGATAATAGCAGTACACAAAACCCTGCAGATACTGGACCTTACCCTAGCGCAAGTAGCGGACCTGGAGGTTCTCCGGTAAACAACGACAATAGAGTTCCTGTTAGTGGATCAGGGAAAATTACTGAAATTGATCCAGGAACTGGAGTAACTAGTGTTTCAGTAAATACCGCTAATAGCGCGTGTAATACTGCTGGTTGGAGATGGGCAAATACAAATAGAAATGGAACAGTGCAATTTACTGCAAACAATTCTGGGTTTGAAACTGAAAATGGAAGAGTTGATGCTACTACTTCAAGAAACACTTATAGTCAACCACAAGCGTGGCTTAAAGAAGGTACCACAGAACAACCAGGGGGAACTGCTTATATTATTGTAGATTTTGAATTTACTAATCCTACAAGTTATGATACTACTTTAGGACCACCCTCTGATAGACCTGAGGTTATTTGGCCAGTTTATTTACAATATAGACCAACAAATGTTTCGGGGGTTCCCATTGGACCTTGGGAAACTGCTAAGGATATTGAAGGTAATGAAATACGTTTTGGCGGTACACAAGGAAATAATTATCAAATGCAGGTACCCGCAAATGAAAATGATAAACCAAAATTTGGCCCTAATCCTTTTACAACTGATACAGGTGTGTTAGATAAATTATCAGAAGCTAAAACACCAGCTACTACTTCAGTAAGTCAAATTAACCCTTTCCCTGCTAAAGAAGATTGTTTTGATGCTTGGTTTGATGGTATTTCAGCTACAGGTGAACAAGGGCTTAGTTCTGTTGGTAGAAAAATGTTTTGTATAGGTAGAAATCAAGGATATAGAAATGCTTCAACTGGAATACCAGATTCTCCAGATATGTTTGGAGAATATAGATTATTAACTCGTTATCCTTATAGTAATAACATTGAGGTTAATACTAATAATAAAGTTTTACCTACTTTAACACCTGATGGCTGTCCTACTTCAGCGCCATATAATAATCCTCTAACCGCTCAAGTAACACAAAAAGTTTATTTAAGTTTTGGGGATTTTTATAATCCAGTTCAATTAAGAAATACATATAATAATAATACACTTGTTTCTACTGGATCTCTTGAGCGTGCTTATCAGTATAATATTAGTCCTCCTAAAGATACTAGAACAGAAGCAGAACAAGCTTATCCTACTCCGCAATCTGGGGGAGTTGGAGGAAGAACAGTGTGGGCTAAAGAATGGGGTTTTAAATATGTTACACAATTTTATAAAGATTCAGCTTTAAGTGAAATATTTAGACCTAGTGAAGAATGGCCAGCAATTGGCACAGATACTAAATATTATTCCTACGCCACAACAGGTGATTATTTAAATGCTGATTGGGGAAATGATAATGCTAGCACTAGAAACGGTTCACCTATTTGGACAGATTCTACTGGGTATGTATTTGGACAAAACGTAACAAATAAAAATCAAGATAGAAAATGGACTGCTCAATTTGATTATTTAGGAGAAAAAATTATAAGTACAGCCCAACCTTGTGCAGCGAATTTAGTAACCCCTGACCCAGGGCCCACTCAACCTTCTAATACCTATAGTTTTGGAGTAACCGTACTAGAACAAAGTGGATCCTTTTTTACAGTAAATTTTGAAAGTCAAATATATCAAGCAGCGGCTTTCTCATTAAATATGCTTGAACAATTAACAGGAGGAAAAACTGGAAACGGGGTTCCTCATTACATGCAAAAATCTGTTATATCTATTTTTCAACCGGAGGCACCATATACACTTGTAGGAGAAATTAGAAATACTGGATCAGCTACAATACTGAGAACAGAAAATTATATTTCAGGATCATTTGCTATTATTCAATTAGCTTTTAGAAATATAAGTGGAACACTACCTTTTCAACCAGGTAAAAAATACTTGTGGACTTGGCCGGGTATTACTAGTCCATAATAGTAATAATATTAATAAATATGCAATTATAAAATATGGCGGCAACTATAGAAGTTAAATTTTTCAATAGCTTTATTTTACGTAAAACTGTAGATAGTACTAATGAACCAAAATGGAATGGGTCTAGAGGGGATGGTACATACCCTCAATCTGCCGTTGCTGGTACCGCTTATTATAATGATTGGGCTGTAGAAGAAGCGCGAATCAGAGGTGGTTATAATAATACATATGTGGGTCAAGGAGTAAAAGCATATTTAGTAGAAGATAATCCAAATGCTTCTAATAGAATAAACTCTATGATTTATTCAGGTATTTTTAATTCAAGAACTGGTATTAATGATACAAATGTATTTTCTGTTGGGCAAGATATAACTAAAAGTGTTGATCCTGCTAATGGAAGTATACAAAAAATATATGCTGAAGATTCATATTTGATTATTTTTCAAGAGAAAAAAGTAAGTAGAGCTCCTATTGATAAAGATATTATATACACAGCAGAAGGTAGTCCAACTTTAACAGCAAGTAATATGGTAATAGGTAGTGTTCAACCATATGCTGGTAACTTTGGAATTAGTAAAAATCCAGAAAGTTTTGCTGTTTATGGAAGAAGAAAATATTTTGCTGATAAAGATAGAAGTGCAGTAATGCGTTTATCAAATGATGGACTAACAGAAATATCTCAGTACGGGATGATAGATTTCTTTAGGGATCAGTTTGCTAGTTTAGGTAATGGTAAATTAACGGGAGGATGGGACATTTATAACAAACAATATGTTTTATCTATACAACCAAAAGATTTGTCTGTACCTTATAAAACATTATCTTTTGATGAGCAAATTAATGGTTGGACTAGTTTATATTCATATAAACCTGGAATGATGTTGAGTTTAAAAAATAAATTTTATACTACTGGTCCATCTACCGTAGGAGAAACAAACACAGCTTCTTTATACCAACACTATGTAGCATCACAGCCAAGAGGTAATTTTTATGGTGCTCAATATAAAGCTTCAATTGAATTTATATTTAATCCAAGTGTTAGTGTATCCAAAGTATTTAAAACTATTAACTATGAAGGAAGTAATGGATGGCAAGTAGATAGTTTTATATCAGATTCAACTGGAGTTGGTTCTCCCGATATCGCAGTTCCTGATTATGCAACACTTAATACTAATGATTCTACAGCTGTGGTTTATAGTTATAATGAAGGTTCTTATGATAATTTTGGAAATACCTTTGCTGACGTATCAGTTACACCAATAGTAGCTAATACAACTGCTTTAATTCCTCCTTTAAACCACGCGGGATTTGCACGTAAAGAAAATAAATATATGGCTAATCTAGTTAATAATAGTGTAGCAACTCCAGGAGAAATAGTATTCGGAGATCAAATGACCGGTATAAAAGGTTACTACGCAACAGTTAAAATATCTACTGATACATTAACAGATCCAGGTGGAATGAAAGAACTTTTTGCAGCTTCATCGGATTACGTCGAATCAGCATATTAAAAAAAAATGATAAAAATAAACGAACAAACAGAATTTCAACTTTCGCTTAAAACATTAATAGGAATAGCAGTAGGAATATTTACTTTGGTAGGAATGTGGTTTGCTCTTCAAGAAGATATTGAAGAAGCAAAGCTTTTACCAGAACCTCCAATTTCTCGAACAGAATATGATTTAAAAGATGAATTAGTTAGAGAAACAATAATGAATACTCAAGAGAAAGTAAACGAAAATGGAGATAAATTAGATATAATTGAAGAAAGATTATATGATTTAAATACTAATTCAAAAAAGAAACGATAATGAAATATTTATTTACTTTAATACTTACTTTATTTTTAACTTATACTTTTGCTCAAAATCCTAAAATAGAAGTTCTTCAAATTAATGCAAATTGGAATAAACACAACGATATACTTTTAAATCGTATACCTAAAAACTATAAAGGGTATTTTATAGAAGTTAAATATGCTTTAATTGAAGATCAAGGTCCAGAATTTAAAAAAAGTTTTGCAAGTAAACCTTTACCTATAGTTGTATTAAGAGTTGGAAATAATACTAAATACCAATGGACAGCGGATTTATCTTTTAAATTAAAATTAGGGGCACATGATGTTTTAGGTACTATTGATAAGGTATTAAATCTTAAATGAAAGTACAAGATATAAATAAAATAAAAAAATTCCGTAAAGTAGTAATGGAGTTTGAACAGGCTTTAGGTAAAACAGAAGGAGCTTTAAAAGGTATAGATGAATGTACAACTAAAAATCCTGTTAAATCTACTTTTGTTGGAGGATGTTATATTAGAGAGATTTTTATGCCTAAAAATCAAACTATAACATCTCAGATACATAAAAAAGAACATCCTTATTTTATATTAAATGGGGATATAACTGTAATATCACCAGATGGGATTCAAAGAATAAAAGGACCATATCATGGTATTACTCAACCGGGAACTAAACGCGTTATAATTACGCATGAAGATACCACATTTATAACTGTTCATGCTACTACAAAAACAACTGTGGAAGATGTAGTAGAAGAGGTAATTGCAAAAGATTTTGATGATCCCTTAGTAGCTTTACCTAAGCTTAATAATACAAATAAAACAATAACTAATAAAACTAAATAATTATGGCATATGCAGCTATTGCGAGCGGCGTTGTTGCAATTGGTGGAGCGGTATTCGGCTCTCTCAGTGCTCGTAAAAGAGAAAAAAAAGCAGAGCGCAAAGCTAAAAAATTAAAAGCAGAAATAAGGCATCTTGAAAACACAAGGCAAGAAGTAATAAACCCATATGAAAATGTTTCGGATTTATCTTCAATGATACAAGATGTAAGTGGCATGGCATCAAATCCCACTTTAAATTTATCAGTTGCTACACAAGCTGCAGAAATGCAAGCTGAAGAAGCTGATATAGCTTTAGCTAACACACTAGATACTTTAGCAGCAACAGGCGCTTCTGCTGGTGGCGCTACTGCTTTAGCACAAGCTGCATTAAAAAGCAAGCAAGGAATTTCAGCAAGTATTGAACAGCAAGAGTCTAGAAATCAAGAGCTTTCCGAGAAAGCTAGAGTTCAAGGAGAACAAAGGCTGCAAGATATTGGAATGGCAGAATCAAGAAGAGTGCAAGCAGGTAAAATGGGTGAAGCCCAAAGATTACAAGATGCTGAAATAAGAGGAAGTGCTTATGAATGGGAGGCAAGTGAAAGAAGAGAAATGCAAAAACTAAACAGAAGATCAGCAGAATTAACACAACAACAAGCTGCCCAGTCTCAAGCAAGTTCAGACAAAACAGCAGCAATTATGGGTGGAGTATCAGCGGTAGGTAATATTGCAGGTTCTGCTCTTAGTGCTTAATATTAAAACAATTATAATATGAGTTATCAAAATCCACCGTGGCAAGCATTGATAGCCGGCCGCGCATCAAACATTGCTGGTAATTTCCTAAAAAAATTTGGAGAAGATTGGAAGATTAGAAATGATAGAGCAAATCAACATAAATCTCAACAACAAAAAGCCTCTGATGCTAGACTAGCTAAATATCAAGAAGAATTAAAGAAAGATAAATATACTCTAAGACAAAACTTTCAAAAAGCTGGTTTAAAAAATGATGATTTTTTTAAATTAATGACAGGTTTAATTGATGAAAAGGGAGCTATTGAAATAGCCTTACCTACTATGTCTCCAGAAGAGCAGGTTGTTGCTAACGCTAGACTAGATCTAATTAAAGAACGATTAGTAACAGGTACGGATGATATTAAAACAATTGATAGTGGTATAAAAAGTGTAATTGCTCAAGAAATGGGATCTGATGTAGATGATATACCGGGTTTAAATAAACCAGGAGGATTAACAGGTGTTGGAAATGAAGAGTGGTGGAACAGAGTAAATGCATTAGAAGGAAAAGCATTTGATGAAGATGGTAAAGTTCTTCCAATGCCAACGTTTGGATATCAGAAAGGTGGAACCGAGATATGGGCAACGAGATGTATCAAAGCAGATGCAGAAGGAAAATGTGTGGGTAAAACAGATTCTTTTAATATAAAAGAACTTTTGTCAGAACAAAGCAGGCCCGGTACTATATTAACTATAGGAACTGATCAAAATAAGTTATGGGATAATATGAAAATAACCAATGATCAAGGAAAAGTATCTGATAGATTTTTATCACCAAAAGTATTTGGAGCAACAAGCGATGATGGCAAAAACACATTTGATGTTCAACCAACTAATTACTCTAAAATACTTAATGATTACGGTGGAGAACTTGTAAAGCAAGTTGCTATATTATTAGATTCTGAAGACGCAAAAGATATAAATGCCGCTTGGTTTTATTATGGTGGAGAAAGAGCATCTAAGCATGGAGCTATTCCTGAAAAAAATGGTAAGATAGATTTAAATAGCGATGGTGCTTTGTTATTTCAAGATATGTATATTGAAATGGCCTTAAGTAACAACGTGCCTTTATATCAATTAGAAAATATTCAAGAGGTAATTCCTTCAAGCGTAGATGAAGAAGCTTTACGAGAAGCTGGAGTATCAGATAAAGAAATAAGTAGAAGACAACAACTACAAAAAGATACAAGTTGGGAAGGTGAAGGAAATATAAAACAAGATAGAAAAAAATATCAGGCCCCAATTCAAGCTGAGCAAAAAAGTAATATTAAACCTGTTAAAGGTGGTGAAAGTAAATCAAAGAATAAATCTATAAATCAAATAACTAGTTTAATTAAAAATGCTGGAGTTAAAATACGAAAAGATAAATTAGGTGGTAATGCTATTTTAAAAATGATTCAAGAAAACCCACGACAATATGGGTTAACAGGTACTCAATTAGAAAAAATACTTACAACAGCTAAAGTAGCTAATCCTAAAAATAAAAGTAAAAATAATCCATATGGATTAAATACAAGTGGAAACTCTGTAGAAGATATTAAAAGAGTATTAGAATTAATTCCTTCTATAAAAAAGGTTCTTAGTCCTCAAGAAGTATCTGATTTAGTAGATCAACAATTTAAGAAAATTGAACCATCGGAACAACAAGTTAATGAAGTTCTTGATGAACTTCGCGCAATGGTAGAAAACAGAAAGTAATATACTATACATGGAGCCAATTGAAAAAATTATAAAAGACTTACTTGCTCAAGGTAAAAGCAAAGAAGAGGTGAATAAATATATACAAAATAATTATTCCCCTGAAGAAATTAAGTCTTTTGTTGGAACTGTTGGTAAAAGTACTACAAAACCTTCTACTTCTAGTTCAACTAATTTGTCTCAACAATTTGGTGTACCCTCAATTACTAAAGAACAAAAACAAAAAAAAGAAGGGGAAATTAAAAAGCGTAATATTGAAGCGGCTGAAGTAAGAAAAAACATTATAGATCAAACAGTAGAAATGCCCGATAGTGAAATGGCATATGATATGTTTAAAACTTCTTACTTTGATTTAGTTAACAGAGGTCAAAAATGGATAGCAGATACTACGCCTTCTCGTTTAGGCCCTAAAGCAGGTCAGTATGTAGACACGCCAATGAAAGAGTTTTTAGATGAGGAAAAATTTAAACAGTGGGAAGAGTTTAATGAATTAGATGAAAATGGGGAAATTAAAGGATGGGATAATGTAACTCCTATTGATGATGAAAACGCTTTAAATATTTCCAAGTTTAAAACACAGGCACAGAAAAGTGCTAGAATACAAAAAACTCAAGATCTTACAAGAGAATTATCTGAAGACACTCAAATTGCTTTGAAGCAAGATAAAGAAGCTGGTTCTCCTATATTCAGTGAAAAATACGGTACAACTAAAGATGCTGAATTAGGTTTAAAAGAAATAGAAAATACATTTAAAATTTCACAACAAAAATTAACTAATCTAGCTGAAGAATGGGAAGAAAAAGGTGGAGATGAATTAACTAAAACATTATCGTCATATCAGAATACTTTAAAACAATTAACTGGAGATGATGGGGTAATGGATCCATTAGATTCCCCTGCTAGAATTCAAGAATATAATGAATTAGTAGGAAAATATAATAATGCCTTAGCTCAATATGAAAATATAGGTTTACAACTTATATCTAATGGAATAATAAAAGAACAACAAACTTTAGAAACAACATTAAATGACTGGCAAAATAAATCTAAAGAATTAGATACAAGAAAATCAGCTGAGCAAGCTGTTGGTTTGGATTATAGTTTTTTAACCCGTACCGGTATAACTTTAGAAGAATTTTTTGCAGGTGGAGCATATAATACAGCTTTATTAACTGGCCAAACTTATTTAAAATTTGAAAAAGCAAAACAAAAAGGTTTGCAGAAAGTTTTAAATCTTGTAGGGTTAAGTAATACAGACCATTTCGATCCAACTGAATTTGATAGTGCTATTAATTATCTTAGTAATACAGCACAAAATTATAATTACAGATTAGCGGCTAATAGAGAAAAAACGTTACCAGTTGCGCTTAAATTAGATGATATAGGTAGAGGAGAGATTGATTTTTTTGATTGGGCTACTGATGCATTTGCAGAAAATTCAGGATCACTTGTTACAATGGCTATACCTGGTAGCGCAATAGGAAGAAGTGCTGTAGCTTTGAGAGCTCTTCGTGGTAAAGCACTAAAAAATATTGGGGATAAAACAGTTACTTCTGCATATGCAAAAAGTATAAAAGCCCATAGAAATCTTCAGCAAGGGGTATTAAGAACAGCAGAAGCCACCTTTTTTACAGCAGAAACAGGTATGGCGTATGGAGATATAGAATTAGATGTTTACAACGCAAAGAAATTAAGTGCCTCGATAAGAGAACAGTTGAAAACTACACCTGTAGAAGACGTTGAAACTTTTAAAGAATATTATGATTTATTAAATGAAGCAGATAGAATTACAAACTATAGCGTAGCTCAAAAGGCTTTTACATCTTATTTATCTGGAGGGATTGCTCTACTAGCTGAACGAGGTGGATCTTTAAGATTTATTAGAGGAACAGGTGATGTTATAGCTAAAACTGGTAAAAAAGAATTTGAAAAGAAATTTGTGGACAGTGGGTTTAATTGGGCTGTGAATACCACTGGCGAAACATTATCAGGTTTAGGTAAAATTACAGTTGCTGGTACTACTATCAATCTTTTAGAAGAAGGAATTACTAAAATGGGCCAAAATCTTACAAAAATTGGAATTTTAGAAGAAGATATAAGCATGTTTGAAGGAATCGATAAAGATTTTTTTGGAAATACTATTATTACCACGGGAGGCATGATTGCCCCAAGAGGCGCAACACATATTATTAATACATGGAAATCAGAAGTTAGAACCAGAGCCGAAGTTATAAATAATCAAAAATTAATTAAAGAATTAATTGATTTAAATGAAGAGAGTAAAAATTTAAAAGGTGATGCTCTAACAAAATCATTAAAAAAGAAACGAAAAATTATTAAAAAACTTGGTTTACAAGATGTATTATCTTTACACAAATTAAGATACTTGTCCCCAGAAGAAATTAAAGAAGTTGGAGAAGTTAATCGAAGAATAAGATCTATTGCCGCTGACGGATATGGTAATTTGTATGAAATAGGAGATCCTAATTCACAAGAATATAAAGATACTAAAGAAAAACTAGATAAACAATTATATAGTTTGTGGGAAGAAAGAGATAATATTTTAAATAAAGGAAAAAAATACACTCAACAACAGGTTAAAGATTTAAGAGAAGAATATAAACAAAGAGCAAATAATCCACAACTACAAGAAATGATAGGGTTGCTTAACTTTGCTCACGATTTGGCAATTAGTGGACTTGGAACCAAGGGAGAATATATAGTTTTAACTGATGAAAAAAAATTGGACGAACAATTATCAAAATATGACAAAAAAACTATAAATAATATTAAAGAAAGATTTCGTAAAGGAGATGTTTATGGAACGGTTGAAGGGAATGATATAATAATATTTGAACCTACTATTCACCGTATTATAGCAACTCAAGCTGCTGATGCTTCTTATGCTGCGATTGCCCCTATTGAAGAATTATTTCATCTTTATAATAAAAATAAACCTATTTATAATGATAAAGGTGAATTAAAAGAAGATGCTAGATTAGCTATAGATCAAATGATAGAAATGTTAAGGTCTAAAATTGGTGATAAAAAACAATATGAGCAACTAATTGCGCGGTTAAATTCATATAAATTACAAGGGGAAAAAGGTAAGGTTGTTACAAAAGAAGGCAAAAGAGGAGAAGCTCAAGCAGACTATGAAGAATTATTAACTCAAATTAGAAACGCTGTTCAACTAGGGTTATTAGATGAACAAGATTTTAGTGAAGTCCCTTCGTTAATGCAATATATTAATAATGCTATTAAGGAAGCTTTTGGAGATGCTAGTTGGATATATCAAATGAATACTCCTGCCGACGTATTTAAATATATTCAAAGATTTAATACTAGTCTTAAAAAAGGTACTATTTCAATAGAAGGAACTGAAGAAGACGAAAGAATAGATAAAGAATCAAAAGTTGTATCTGATAAAATAGATTCATACGTCGGACCTCTCGCTTCAAATCAAAGTAGATATATAATGTCTAAAGAGGAATGGGATAATACAGGTATTAACAAGGCTTATAGAGAATTAATTATTGGAGAT